CGAAGCCGATCATGCCGAACGCTGCGATGACACCCACGATAGCGCCCCACACCTTGAGCGGGACGCGCTTCTTCGCAGTGTGCAGGCTGGCCGACGTATACCAGCCGTACACCTCACGCGGGAACGGGCGGGACGTGACTTCCCCCATGGCCGAACTGTTTGCAACCTGAGGGTTGTCTTTCACAGCCGACCACTTCAGCTCATTGGAGCTGTCGCCCATGGTGCTGGCCTTGAAGTGACGATGCCAGCCAGGGGACGCAATGAGGCGCCGCACGAATGCATCGAAGTTCAGCGGGTGCTGGGTGATGAAGAAGAAATCAAACCCGCGCTTACGGTGGACTTCCGCAATGGCCTGGACCCAATCGGGAGGCTTGCCCGTGCCGCGCACCGGCAGCACTCGCTGGCACTCATCTACGATGCAGAGGGAACCGTCGGGCAGGTCCTGCCAGCGCTCAGGCTCGAATGGCTGCCAGCCAAAATCGAGCAAGGGCTGTTTCGCATCGAACCCCCAAAAATACACCGGGCGCCCCGTCTCCAGCTGGAGCTTGCGCACGTCATGGAGCGTGAACAGCGTCTTGCCCGTGCCGTTGCCGCCAGTGGTGAGATAGAGGAAGCCGAGCTGGCGGCGCAGTGATCGCACCGGCCTCATTTCATAGCCCACTTCTTGATGCTGCCATCGGTGAGACCATTGAGCAGCATTCGCGCCGCAAAGGCCGAGGCAATGATGCTGATGAACTCACCGACACCCGCATAGGCCAGCAACTGCACCATCTCAGCCGGCAGACCCTGCAGCGCAGAGACGACCTGAGACTTCACCCAACCCAACGTGACATTGAGCCCGCTGAAAGTGATGACGCTGATGCCAAGGGCGATCAGCACACGGCCCGCAACGGACGCGGCGATGTTGACGAGACCACCCAGCAGGGCCGGGACGAAAACGGGCATAGGCCTACCCCTTGAACACGATGACCATCCACAGGAGCGCGCCCAGTGCGAGCAGGATGGTTCGAAGCCACACAACGTAAGGGCAAACCTGGCTCACTGGGAGAGAGACCGTCTTGCCCAGCACGTCCACGGTAATGTCAGACACACAGCTACCACCGCCGAGCAGCGCTGTACTGTCGTAGTGCTCGGAGCCCAACGTGAAGGCGCTGTTGCCGGGCAGATCGGCCGTCACGTTGCGATTGGGGTCCTTAGCCTTCTCAGCGTCGTATAGCCGAGATTCGTCGGAAGGATCGTCGAACAACCTGCAATTGCGCAGGTGTTGCTCTTTAGCGATGGCGCACTGGATGGCGTCGCCGTCGCACGTGAAACTAGCTGCACAGGAGCCGCCGAACGACCCCTTCTTGCACATGGGCGAATCCGGGTTCTCTTTGCAAAAGCCGTTGCCCTCGCCATTGCCCTCGCCAGTGCCCGCAGGATCGCCCGCACCGCCACGCCCGTTCTGGTTGCGCGTGCTACCCGTAGGGTCGGTAGCTCCGGCGCAGATCGAACTCTCGGGGTTCTTTGCGCAATAGGCGCCACGGGTTGTAGTCGTGGTAGTCGTGGTGCCCTCGCCGGGGTCGCCAGGAGTTTTGGTAGTCGTGGTGACGGTGCACTTCTCGCCGCTGCACGTCACATTGGTTTTCTGCTCTTTCACATTCCCGTCGGCATCCGTGACTTGTGTCCAATCGACGCCTTCGGTATGCCCGCTCGCAGGATCCACGCAGACGTCCACGCCGTTGACCTGCCCAGGGATGCCACCTTCACAGCCGGGCTTAGGGTCTTCGCGGCGCGGGATCGGCGGATCACCGGGCGCACCGTCGATGCCGGGCACGCAAGCAAGGGTGCCGCCAGCTTCCGCTATGTCGTTGGGGCCATAGGCCCAGGAATCCCCCTCATATCGCCACGGATCGCCATCCCCCATGCGGTAGCGCACCTGCGGGGTGAACTTGTGCTTACAGCCCGGGGGGGATCCTGCGCCCCCGCCCTTAGCGGGCATGCACACCGAGAAAGGGCTATCGAGAGGGAGATCACGTCTGTCCTCAACGATGCCCATGCGGCTTTCCGTGGTGGACCAAGCATTCCAGCTAAAGGACTGCTGGGAGCAAAACTCGTCAGGGGTCGGCGGCTTTTCCTCGACACAAGCGCCGCCAGACTCCACATAGCCAGACGCGCATTCACACTCGCTACCGACCTTGACACTGTTTTCAGGACATTGGTCAGCCAGCCGCCTTTGCGCGCACTTGCCGTACCAAAACGCGGCCCACCCATACTGAGCGGATGACAACATATAGCCGCAGTCGCGGAATCCAGGCGGCGCCTCAGCCTTACACGTCCACGAGCCGGTAACGGCAGGATCTACCGTGTATGGATGCCCACCGGCAACCGTCTCATTGCATGAAGACGTGTCCCATCCACCCATGGGAATAGCTGCTCGAACATGCGACGCGCCGAAGAGAGCGAGCAGCAGGCCCAACAGGACAGCTACGAGAGCGCGAGCTACGCGGTGAAGATGAGCCATGCCGCCCCCAGCACTGCAATGATGACGAACAGGCCCATGTGCCCCTCCCTTGACGGAGCGCCCACCATGGACGCTCTGGCAAAGGCCCCTGCCGGCCGGCCAGGGGACGCTTTGTCAGCCGCTTAGCTGATGGCGCGGCGCACCCACTTGAAGGCGGCGATGGCCACGACGACGAGCAGCACGGCAGCGCCGATCAGGCCGATAGGGGCCACGGTGTCACCGATCTCCGACACGACGCCGGTGACGTCGATGGCCGCGTGAGCGGCGCTGGTTGCCAGTGCCAGGGCACCGGCTGCTGCGGCTGCTGCGAGGCGGCGGGATTGGGTGTTGTTGCGGTTCATGGATTTACTCCTCTGTGGTTGATGAATTGCCGTCGGTTCTCAGGGCCTGGATAGCTGCGCGGAATGCCCAGCCAACCGCCCACACCAGCAGGACGGCGCTGCTGATTGCTGCGCCTTCAGCCGGGCTCAGATCGAGCACGGGAAGGCTGATTTCATGCACCACGGTGACCGTGCAGGCCCCGGTGCATTCGATGGTTTGGGGATCAGCCAAGGCCGGCCCCGTTGATGTGGCGCACGCGGGCACGGGCGCGGGCTGCACCGATGCGAGTGCGCTTGTCTTCCCAGTCCTGGATGGCGTCCGCAACGTCCGCGACGATGCGCATGACCAGGGACCAGCAGATGGCACCGAGGACGCCGCCAGCGAATGCGAGCTTCAAGATGGACAGCGCGAAGTGCTGCAGTTCGGTTTCAGTCATTACGTTTGGCATAGCTCACAACCCCTCATCGCGCATCACTTGCGCAAGCGCTCCCATTCGTCCATTTCCGCAACTTGGCGCGAGATAGCCTCGCGCTCCCGTTGGCGCTCCCATTCGTCCATTTCCTCAACTTGTCGCGAGATGGCCTGACGTTCACCATCCAGATCACGACTAGAAAACGACGGGGCAGACCCACCGCCAACCGAACCACCGCCACCGCCACCGCGATTGGCGAACCACCACCGGCGATGTGCATCAGACTTGAATGACATTTACGACTCCGGGAACGAATTGCGATGTTTGGCGCCTGATGGTGAGGCGCCATACATCGGGTTAAAGCTCCACAGGACGATGCAGCTTGGACAGGTCCACGACTTGCACCTGATGGCACGCGTCCACGTGGTCTTCGATCAACTGCGCGCAGGTTTCGAGGTCTTCGACCGCTACAGCCTCGCGCAGCAGTAGCACCCATTCGGGCTGTCCGTCCTCATACGAGGGGGCCAGGAAGCAGCCCGTGAACGCCGATTGGATGACGTACATGCCAGCCTCTTACGATGCCTTCGAGGCAATGGGTTTGGCCTGTTCCAGGGGGCGGATGTCGACCAGGACCATCTTCGTGCCGTCCTGCGCTGCTGCTGCCATCTCGAAGGTGGCGATGGCCTTGAGGGGCAGGGACTGGCCGAGGTGCGCCCACTTGTCGAATTCCTTCGCATCGCCCAGCTTGAAGGGGCGCGTGGCGCGGCCGATGGAGCGGCCTGCGGAGTTTTCCGCAAGGTCCACCTCGCAGTGGAATGTGGTGCTGCTGAATGCGCGGCCATCGATGCTGCCCTGGCTTTCCTTGACGCCGTGGACGATGACTTCGGATTTGAATTGCATGACGCTTCCTTTGTGGTCGGGGTTTAGGCTTGTGCGAATGCGTGACCAGCGCTTGCGGCCTTGCGGGTTCTCTGGTGCGCGCTGCTGTAGGCGCGGCGGATTTCGGTTTGCTTGAATCGGCGCAGACGACCGGGAACGTTTTGGTTCGTGACCATGTCGAGGAAGGCATCAGCGCCGAGGTGTTCGAAGGCCAGGGCCATGCTGGGAGCTGCCACGTCGCGCAGCCAGCGCACGTTGCGCGTGACTTCAGCTTCGATGGTTTGCGCTGCCAGCTTTGCTTCGCACGGAACAGACTCGGGCAGGGCCTGCGTGGCGGGTTTGGCTTCGCGCAGGATGGCCGCGTGGTAGTCGCTGGCGCCTGCGAAATAGTCTTGCGGGCGGCGCAGCATGTCGGTGTTCAGTACGCGCAGTTTGTTGCCGTAGCGCAGTTCCGCGCGCAGCCAGTTGGTGGCGTCTTTTTCTCCGAAGAGCTGGTGGCCCTTTTCGTAGAAGTTGGTTTGCTTGCCCGCTTCCTTGCTGCCCATGTAGAAGCTGCGCGCCTTGCCGTTGCACCAGTCTCCGACCATGTTGCATTTCGGGCGCTTGCCTGCCACGTCGCACAGGCCGTTTTCGTAGTCCCGCTTGATGCGCTCCATGCCGCCTGTGATGCCTTCGAAGAAGTCCAGGGCGAGATCGATGCGGGTCAGGGTGCCGCCCACGTCATCGATGAGGTTTGCGAGGTGATCGCGCCAGCCGTTTTGGGCGAAGGTGCAGGCCGTGCCGTAGAGGTTGACGTGCATGGTTTTGGCCTGGGCTTGCTGGCGCGGGCTGTCGCCGCTGGCGAGGAAGCCGACCCAGCCGACTTCGCTTCCATTGCGCTCAATGCTCCAGCGATGGCGATAGAAGTCGTGGCCCTTGCGCAGCTCGGGTGCGACGGTGAAGTCTTCGCCCAAGGTTTCCGCTACGCGTTCAGCCAGTTCCATAGCCTGCGCGCTGGGTGCGAATTCGGCGTTCGGGAGCTTGGCCAGGAGCTTGCGCAGGCGCATCAAGCGCTGGCCGCGTTCGCTGCGTTCCTGTTCGCTGACGGGTTCCATGTCCACGTCGGGCGTGGGCGTGGGGAACAGGGTTTCAACGCCGGGCATGGGGGCGTTGCGCAGCAGGCAGGTGAAGCGCACCCAGTCCACATGCACGATGTTGCCGGTTTCGGTGCGCTCGGCCAAAAGGCGGAATTTGATTTCGTTGCCTTCGAGGACGAGGGAACAAGTTTTGGAATGCTTGTTCAGGACTGAACGTGTCGGGCGGGT